CCAAGATTATCGAGTTCATCATTTCTTATGAGAGCAAACATAAGATCGGCAGTCGCTGGAAGTCCAAAACTGTTTTTGGTCAATATATTATTACAATAAAATAAATTATCACCAGAAACACTAATATCAATGGTTTCTTTTATGCCACATTCTTCAATAGAAACAATTTCATCATTGTAATCAATATTTTTATCAGTTAAAATATTTTTTTCATTTTTTTCAGTTTCTAACTTTATCAACAAATCAGTTAGATCAAATAAATCTAAATTACTAAATCCATTCTGAATTAGTTTATTTGCTTTGTGCAAACATTTTTCTTCAAGTTCTGTCATTAAATATTACTCCACTTAAATAATTTACCTTTTCAGTAAGATCATCATCATTCCAAACATAGTATACATCATAACCTCTAGAAATAGCAAGTTCTTTCTTTTCTTCTTGATATTTCAATATTTTATCATAATCACCTAGACCCCTCCATTCTTCTCTTTTTCTAGGATGCCAAAATACATTATTATACTCTATGATTATTTTTTTATTTTTTATTACAAAGTCATAAAAATAACTTCTATTTTTTTCCCAATCAGTTAAAATAAACTCTTTTTTTCCAGATATTCCCCACACAATATTCCCTTTACTTATTCCATTTTTTCTTATATTTTTATAAAGTTTTACCAAAAATTTTAATGATTCTTTAGAAACATATGAAGTTATTGTTCTTGTTCCATATCTTTCAATCATAGTTTTTAATCTTTTATTAACTCCACTATAAAATATTTTTTCCCCATTTTCTTTACCATATTTTTTAATATATCTACTCAATGTATTTGAGCATTTTTCTAAGTATGGTTTTCTCATTTTTTCTATTAAATCATCATCAACAAAACCAAGATTTTTCCAATATTCTCTACACATTGGATTTTGTATTTTATAATTAAATGTTTTTTTATGTCTCAATTTAGAGTTTTTTGATTGTATTTTAGATATTTCTTTTATAGCATCAGTTTCTGAAAATCCCTTATTTATCCAATACTGAACATTTAATATGCTATTAATAGTTGGTTTAGGTCTATTTTTTAACTTATTCTCATAGGTCTCAAGTTCTTTTCTTCCATATCTAAGTTCTATTTTTTTCTTTGCACTTTTTTCATTTTTATATTCTTCATATTTTTCCCATATATTACTAGAATATAACAAAGATAAATCGCATAGTAAACTAATAGTTCTTAACTGCGAACTATTAGGCATTTCACTTATAGAATTAAGATATTCTTCTATACACTCTAAATTTTTATTAAAAGATTCATAGTTAAAATAAAAAGAATATTTTTTATTTCTTTTTAACCAATCTAATTTATTTTTATAGGCACTATATTTTTTCATATAAAATATATAAAATCTAGTGTTTTTGGTATTATTATTTATATACCAAAAACACTAGATTTAATTAAAAGGTATTTAGATAATCTCCAATAGATAGACCGGAATTGAAACATTTCCTACCACCATTAGTGGGGAAAAAATGATCTTTGCTTACTATAATAGTTTTTCCAGATTTTGTAGTTATTTTGATACAATCTTTTTCCTTTTTATGATGAACAAGCATTACAGTTTTATAATTGTCTTGTGATTTTATCTGATCACCAACAATAACTTCAGAGATTTTCTTTCTTTTACCATCTCGCATTTCAACAATTTCATCAACAAATATACATTCTGATGTATCGGTCAATTCTGGATCAGAAGATCCAAAACCGCTTCTTGTCGTTTGTGTCGCACTGAAAACTGGAACATTGAATTCCACTGCCAGACCGCGAAGTTCTTCTGCAATTGCCTTGATATAAGAATATGAATTAACTGAAAGAATACCTACTAGAAGCACATATATTTAAGTAATCGACAAAAATAATATCAGGTCTAAATGATTTCTTAAGTGCAAGTTCATTAAGAAGTGCCTTAAAATGTCCACTATGAGCAGAAGAAGTTGGATACTCTTTGATGATTAGAGTCCCTTGAGTTTTCTTTGCAATATTTGTTACTTTATTCTCAAACATTGCTTTTGGAAGTTCAGTTAATTGCTGAATTGGAACATTCAGCAAATTGGCATCAATCCTTTCTGCAATTTTTTCTTCTGACATTTCAAGAGTAATGTAAAGAACATTTTTACCTTGAAGTAATACAGAAGAAGCAAGATGACACATAAAAAGACTTTTACCGCAGCCAGTCCCAGCAAGGATGATATTGAGTGTCTTATTTGGAATACCACCTTTTGTAATTTTGTTGAAATATTCTAAATCAAATGGTATTTTTTCTTCCTTTCTATGATAAAAATCATAGCGTTCTTCATAATTCTCAAGATAATCGTGCCCAATATTATTATCAAATGATACTGCCAATGCATCAGAAAGAATACTTGGAATTGCATCACGATTCTTTTTATTATCATTTCCATCGGCAATATGAATTGATTCCATCAGTGCCAAATAAATGGCACGGTCCCGACACCATTTTTCAGTGCTATCAGTTAACCATTGCTTATCTATCGGAGAATCATCTAAAGAACTGCAAATACTCCTAACACCCTTTATTTCATCTTCGGTGAGATCATTTCGATTTTCAACTTCGATTTTAAGTGCTTCAACGGTAATCGCAGATCCATACTTTACAATAAACTTTGTAATCTCTTCAAAAATAACTTTTTCAGATCTTTGCTCAAAATAATCTGGTTGTATAAAAGGAATAACTTTTCTAGAATAATCTTCATTAAATATTAAGTTTCTGAGAATTGTAGTTTCAATTCTTTCCATAAGAGAAATGTTGTTTCGCGGCAGCATCAAGTTGCTGCATTACTTCTTCAGTGAAATATTGTTCTGGATTTTTTAGAATCTCCTTCCCATAGATTTTCTTCCCATTAATTTCATATCTTCCAGCAGTATTTTTCCACATTCCTGCAAGTTCACCCAACTCCAAAAGTCCATAGTAACGATCCAATCCTCTTTCATCATAATATAAACGAATCTCAACATCTTTATTTTCTTTGCTCAAACGCGACTTAGCAGTCTTAGCTTTGATAATGTTTCCAATAACTTCTGTTCCATCCTTTTCTTTCTTTTTACTGAGATGAATAATAGTAGAAGCGGCATACTTAAGACCACTACCACCTCCCATCTCTTTAGTAGGAACGTAAGAACCGATGACATCATAGACATGATTTGTGACTAGCATTGGAATGTTTGCTTGACCTAGTTTCAAGGTTAACATTCTAAATGTACCTTTAACAAGTTGAGATTTGGTCATATCCCTCACCTGTTTATCATTTAAAACATCAGTAATTTCCTTATCCGTGGAGAGCATTCCCAAAGAATCTAACACAAACATACATGGTTTACGCTCATCTACAGGTTTCTTCAAATAAATATCAACTGCTTTAAGAGCTTTATTTCTAAAGTCTTCAACTGTAACAACATTTACAACAACAGTTCTAGTTACATCAATTGCACGACTTTCTAGAAGAGATTTTGTAATGGCAGCTTCAGTATCAAAATAAAGACAGTACCCGTCAGGATTGTTATCAAGAAAGTTTTTAACAACGGCGAGAGAGAAGAAAGTTTTGCCAGTAGAAGACTCCCCAGCAATGGCAGTAATCTTATTCCCAGATACACCACCAAATATACTACCTGAAACCAATGCGTTAAAAATGTACGAACCTGTGTCCACATAAGTTTCAGTTTCATCAATGTCAGCCGCAAGTTTGGTGTAATCATCACCAATTTCTTTTACAATATCTCGTATGAAATCCATTATACAAAAAAGTCCTCCAAGGTGTTAGTTTTTTCTACAGACCAACCAATTGCATCAAGAATTGATTTTAGTGGCTCAACAAAACTCTTTTCAAATTGTAAGTCATAGTCAATGTATTTGTCAAGACCAATTTCTCTAGGAAAGTCTGAAATGAATGATATGATATTCTCATGAATAATGTTTGGTTTTTTCAAGTATAGAAACTTTATCTTTTCACCATTATTAATCAATGAATACTTATTTGTAAGTTTATTCTCCTTAATATAATAATTAAAAAGAAGTGCTCCTCTTACATGAATTGGAGTTCCCTTTACGTAAATATTAGAGTTTGATTGATACTTCTTTACGTCTGAGGCAGTTCTTGGAAATGCAATTTCTTCTGGTGATAGATTTTTAAACTCTCTCCTACACTTATTAATAAAATCAATTACATCATCTTCATTACCTCTCATCATCAACTTTAGACCATCCTTAATCATTTTACGACAAGGTGCTGGTGTTGAAGATTTAACTGCTTCAATTCCCATCATCTTAAGTTTCGGTTCTTCATAACGAACACCCTCACTATCCCAAACATTTAGAATGTATCTTTTCTTAGCAGTCCATATACCACGCTCTGCAATATTTTCACGCTTCATTTGCATTTTTTGCTCATATGCATTGACATACGACGCAAGTTCCTGATAACAGGTTTCGATATATGGTTCAAATTGTTCTTGGCATATCTTATCCAAGAGCGAAACAATCTTACCCGTATCATCAGACTTATCA